CCGACCTACGTGCTGCTCGACGGCGAGGGTATCGAGCGGCTTCGCCTTGAGCTCGTCTTCGGTGAAGATGTTGGACGCCGCCGTTTTCAGCTGCGCCACCAGCGCATTCTTGTGCACCGCATCGCGCGTCTTCTGACGCTCGACCAGTGCACGCACCGACGGCGGCGCAGTCTTGAGATATTCGGCCTCCTCGTACTCGGCGATCGTCAGGCCCGCAGCTTTCGCCGCTGCCGCTTTCTGCTCGGTCTTGATGCGCTCCTGTTCGAGCGCCTGGAACTTCGCAGCTGCGGCCTTGATTTCCGCGTTCGGTTCCTCTTCCTTCTTCGTCTTGTCCGCCGCTTCGACTGCCGCCTTGTCCGCGGCTTCCTTCTCAGCAGTCGTCTGCGAATGCGCATGCGCCGCGATGGCAGCATCCGCCGCAGCCTTCTGCTGAACGATTGCATCGGGCTTGACAAATGACAGAACCGACCCACCGCTCAGGGTGACCATCGCATCGAGCCGCTCATCCGGCACCTGCTCCAGCCACTTGGCGTCTTCCTTCGTCAACCCGACCTTCGGGTTTTCCAGGAGACTCTTGATCGTCGCCGCTCGCTCGTCCTTTGTTTTCATCTGCTCCTCCGAGCCGCCTGCAGCGGCTGTAATGGTGGGCTCTTCCGCCACAGGTTCAACCTCGACATACGTTTGTTTGACTTCGACCGGATCGCCATCGAAAACTATCTCACCATCTTCGACGATGTAAGGAACTTTCAAGAGTTGATCATCTTTCCGAATGATGACGTAATCCGGATACACGGCTTGCGCATACGCATATCCAGCTGACGGCATCACTGTAGATTCGGGATTTCCAAACTCACGCTGCACAGCCATGTTCAGGGCTTGAATCTGCTCGTCGAGCGAGCCCGCGAGATCGTGCAGCCAAAATTCTTCGGCGTTCCTCGGTTTGTAATTCCGCCTGTTCGACTTCCGACCCTCTGAACTGCCGAACGCGAAGCCGGCAAGGCCAGCTTCGAATTCCGGAGTCCCTGGATCGAAATTCTGCATATGCTCTTCGAGGAACGATTTCATCGACTGGCCTTCACCACCCCATCGTGCCGCGTCCATAAAGACTGAACGATGTTCAGCCTTCAATTTTGCACGAGCAACCGGACTTCGTTCGTATTTGAGAATCGCTTCTTCATGGGTTGCTGGATCCTTGTATTTCTTTTCCCATGCAGCATAACGATTATCACCCTCGTAATCGATTGCACCTGGCCCTTGAATATCTCCTTGATAACGTGCGTTCATTCGATCATTCGCACGAATATCTGCCTGCATCTGCCGATGCAGTGAATCAGCATCACGATGTTCTTTTGCTGATAATTTACTACCGCTGCTTGCTGATCCACCCTTCTTACCAGGACGACCAGAATGACCGTGAAATCCCGACCCGCGGCCACCGAGAATCTCAAACGGATACTCGATCGTGCCGTCTTCGAGAATTCGGCTCTTCTTTTTGCCGAGTGCAGACGTGCAGATTGCGGCTGCCGATGAGTCGTCGTGACCCTTCGCCTTGACCTTTTCCCAGCAGTCGTGCCACTTCGCGGTGTGATGGCCCTTGCCGACGAGCGTACGAAATTCCGCATCGTCGCCAAGGTCCAATTCCTCGAATGCTTCTGCCGTCACGAGCTGCGCAAAGCGACCTGATCCGCAGCCCATGGCAATGCTGCATGCACCGCGGCCATCCGGCAAGAATGCCAGATGATCGGGCATGATTTCTTCCCATTCCGCTTTGTATGGCTTCCCAAGAAACTCGCCGGACTTGTTCAGGGTTCGCACGAACGCACCGACCGATACTTCAATCGGGTCGCCCTCGCGCAAGCGCTCCACGACATCCGGCCGACCGAGGGCCATCAATCGATCAGGGTCAACGAGCGCTTCCATGCCGAGACGAGTCTGATTAACATGCGGCTTGCGGATCACGCCGAACTGATGTTGCTCCAACACCTCCGGATCATGCGCGGAGATCTGCCGGCCATTCTTGACTGGATGGCCAAGAACGACTGGCTGGCCTTCCCACTTGTCCGGTGCTTTCGCGAGACATGCACTCGGAACGTATTCCGGATTATCGGCGTTCACAGCATGAATCACGCCTTCCATCAAGGCGAGCACTGGTACGACCAAGTGCTCTTTTCCATTGACGGATTCGACGCGAGCCTTGCCAGTCGCGCCAAGAAGGTGAAGACTTCGTGTTTCAGCCATGATCTAGAACCAACCAAGATGGAAACACGTGTTGATAACCACGAGCACGATCAGGAGCACGATCAGGGCATAGATGACGTTCGCGAATGGTTGAACAGAGGCGAAGAACGGCAGGCTGAGGATCGCACGAACGACGAACAGGACGGCAGCAGCAACAACCAGAGCGAGAATCAGACAGATAACCAGACTGATCATAGACCCTCCTGCGATGTCCCGTTGCCAGCTCGGCGGTTATCCACGTCTGACCGCCCTAGGATAACGGTGTTCTCCCGGACAGGCGGGAAGTTTACGTTTACGCCGAGTAACTGTAAGACCAACCGACGCAACAAGCAAGAAACAGTGATATTCAAGCGTCGAGCCGTCTGTTCTAACGCTCGAGCTTCACTCTCTGACAATCGTACTGATGATAACTCTGTCAATTTCTCCGTTCGACCTTCCAGATCTGTTTTAGAGATTTCCAACATCTAAGCACCTATCGGACGTGATCACCGTCGAAACCCATTTCCGCTCCCCATCACACCCACCCCATTGACCTTCGGGGCATCTATCGCAAGTTGCCCGATTCGATCCCCTTCCGCTTCACTACAGGTACCATTGAACTGCTGCATGGCTGTAAGTTCCAGCGCGACGAAGTCGAAACCCTTCACCATCCCGAATCCACCACCAAAACGTTCTAAACAGTCTTTGAGAGAATCGAGGAATTGTGCATCATTCTGGCTTAGTATTTTCTGATAGAGTAATCCGGTCAGTTTACCAACATTCGGATTCCAGAAATTCGCCACAGTATTTCCCGGCTGTTGAAACGACGGATAACCTTCCTGAAAATGAACGTAGAGTCGTGTCTCAGGGTGTTGATGCACACGCTGAGAAATCGCATTGATCAACTGCTGAACTTGTGTCGGCGAAAGCCACAACGAAAGCTCCCAGCCGATACAGAATATCGGCACGAGACCAACTAAAGCATCCAACACAGATTCAAGTCCAGCTAGGATCGTAGATACATCGGCCCGATCATGATCTTTGGAGCTGAGGAAAACGCATGGATAGAAGCCATCATCAATAAGTTCTTGACAGATGGCCTTGAATTGATCAAGCGAAGTGCCAACACTGCGAGTATCTGGCCACGAGAGAACAACATGCGTGATCTCTTTTTCTTTCCATCCCCGCCGAATCACTGCCCGCCAGTTTTCCGGATAGCGATCATAAAACCACGATAGGATCAAGGAGGTATCCTTCGCGCCGCCAGGAACAGCTGGTGCTCCTGGAACACGCACGCCACACATGTTGCCTTTCCAGAAGCGAGGCGCAGACTGGAATGGCTTGGTGGTATGTAAAGCAATGTATTCAGGCGAAAGACGGATCTGTTCGCGAACCCATTCGAGCGACTTTCCTCCTTCACGAACATGGTGAAACCAGTTTACCCAGCCACCCTCATCTGGTGCGCGATATAACTCTTGCCAATAGATATCGCGAATGCCATTGGTAATGTCGGCATACCACTGAAGATCGTAAATCATGCGTTCCACCTATTTGCTCTTCATGCCGATGTGCTGCTTGAAAAAATCCCTCGCTTTAGGTGGCAAGACCCGACCACCACCTGAAACATAGACGCTGAATGCTTCCGCAAAGCCTTCCACGGCGTTCTTGTCGGAATACTGGCTCACCAGTTTTCCAAACAATGGCGAATACACCTTCTCACGCCATTCTTTACGATCATCTTCAGTCAATCGCTTGAACCACACGTGATGACCGATCTCATGCTTCGCTTGGTCTAGTGGTCCGGAACCAACAACGACTCGACGTTCGCCAGGTTCAACATTATTGCGTTTTTCCCGTTCTGTCGGACCGTAGGCAACCGCGATACGATCCGTATTGGGGTTGTATTCACCAGCAGCGTTCTTCCCACTTTCACTGGAGTATTTCTGGTTATACAAGACCATCCCATAAATCGAGATATCTTGTAATCCACTGAATTGCGACAAGTCATCTAACAAATTACCAACTTGTTCCGCGAATTCCGCTGGTTCAGTCGCACCTGCTGGAAAATCAATCGCTGTATGCTGTCGCAAGCGCTGAACAGTTCCGGATGTTCCAGTTTGCCCTTCTTTGGTCCACTTGCCAAATTCATCACGCTCTTGTGAAGGATCATAATGAGTAGTTGCTAAGGCTCGTGGAATTTCCAAGACCTCCGTGCACCGACACGATGGATGCAACGGTGGACCAAATCCGATTTCACCACCATACGCACCAGTCAGTGATGCAGATTTTCCATTCAGCACCTGACAGCGTTCACACGCGCCATACGTGGCAAGCCAACGACGCTTCTCTTTCCCAGTCAGTAAGCCTTCGTCGTACGCTTGGCTCCACGCAAGGCGTTGCCCCGCGTTCGCGGCGGACATGATTTCAGTTCGGGCGATCATGTCGGCACGAATTGGATCACCAACCGCATCAAGGATTTTTCCAAAGGCTTTGCCGAGATCGCCACTCTCTAGTGCAGTCGACACCGCCTCGACAATCTGCTTGCGGCTTGTGGCAGACAGACCGTCAGCGAGTTCCAACGCATGTTTTTCGGCCCACTCAACAGCGTCGGGATTAGATATGTCAAATGCAATCTTTGTTAACTT